TTACATATGGCTAATAATTGCGTCGCCGAACTCGCTACATTTCAGTAGTTTAGCGCCGTCCATCAGACGTTCGAAGTCATAAGTTACGGTCTTAGCTTCGATTGCGCCTTCCATACCTTTAACGATTAGGTCAGCGGCTTCTGTCCAGCCCATGTGACGTAGCACCACAATAAGATAAATTAATTAACATACTGATAATTAACAATATACATCAAATAAAACGGCCTATAATGCTGATTATTATCAATTTATAAACCCCTTAAAGATCAATATATAACAAATAGTTTTGCAGAAAGGTTTTTAATTATAAAGTTAATGTGTTAGCGTATCAGAGTAGTGTATTTAACCAGTACCACTGAAGGGACACTCATCGCCTTAGTATCTTGTATCATTGCGTCACGTTTGATTGCTTATCTTTCTTTCCGCAGCATTGATTCTTCTAAGGGGGTTAACATGAACAAAACCCAATTCTTTTTACTTATTATTGGCTGTATTACTGAGTCTCTATGGGCTTATTTGGTAGGCGTTTTGAGTGCTAGTGGAATTAATCTGACCAGTTTCGAAGGGGATGTACTGGTTAAATACATTAAAACCCGTCATGGGGTGTCGGGGGTCGTAGGTTCAAATCCTATCATGCCGACCAATTTTTTATAGAGAAACCAACCTGTTAGGGTTGGTTTTTTTGTGGGTGAAATTTTAAAAAGGTAAAATGACGGTAAAATGACGACACAATTACACTATATATCACCGCCTTCCTCAGCTTCCAATTCAGCCTTCTTAGCATCTTCTTCAGCTTGCTTCTCTGCTGCTTCTTTTGCTAATCGCTCTGCTTCTATCTTATCGAGTCTCCTCATCATTTTTGTGTCACAATTTCGGCACAGTGATTTTCCCTTCGTGCTATACTCGTTTCATTATCCCCAACGGAAAACATCATGCACAATCTCGCTGAACTATCACAAGAAGAAAAAGACAAAGTGAATGTCGATTTAGCCGCCTCCGGAGTCGCATATCGCGAAAGACTCGGGAAAGAAGTCATCGACATTGAAGTCGAGCAACAACAACCCGAGCACTTGCGCGAGTATTTCAGAGAACGTTTAGCTCATTATCGTGAAGTGAGTAAGAGGTTTCCGCGGGGGTATGAGTACAGCAAAGAAGATTAGATGTCTTCCTCGGCTTCAATTTCGGCGTTCTTAGCCTCCTCCGCTTGCCTCTCCGCCTCCTCTTTCGCCAATCGCTCGGCTTCTGCTTGTTTGAGGTTGTAGATAGAATTCACCGGCATTTCGACGCGCATATCTATCCAGCGAGACTCAGGCACGTCACACGGCTCGTAGTTTTCGTAGTAAACAGGGTTGCCGTCTTTATCTATGTACTTAATGCGCTTGTTCTGAAAACGCTCCGGCATGTCTGCGTTCTGTTGGTGAAAAACAAAAACTTCAATGTCACCATCAGGTCTCACCTCATAATCAATAAGCACCATGTTTTTACCATTATGGTCTTGAGGGATGACAAAGCCGTTATTGATACCCCATGCACCATCTGAATTGAAGCCTACGACACCTTTTATTAAATAATGCCCTACACCAAGGTGCTCCATTTCAACACCTTCAGACTCTTCGTTAGTCTCAATGTGGTCTGCAAAGAGTTTCACAATCGGGGATGCGGATTTTAAGTTGCCGTTTGAGTCTTTTGTTGTGTTTGCTGTTGAGTAAATTTCGAACCAACTACTCCACGAGCCCTCTTTTCTTTGTCTGTACGCAAGCAACTTTGATATGTTACCTTGAATTTGTAATGTCATTCCAGCGCCACTTGGGCCGCCAGATCTGCATGCATGGATTAGCGGGGAGTAGCTGTGAAAATTATTACCCGCCTTTGTATTTCCTCCTCCTCCACCTGCATAAAACCCACTCTCAAATGGAATGTCGTTTGCGTCTGAGTATATCTTTCCTGTTGTACCAATCCCATAATCACCAACTTGCATTAGTGTGCCTGTTGATGTTGGGAGATTATGCTCGCTCCATGCTCCGTTTCTCTGTGTCCTTATCCTCAATATTCCATCATCTGTTAATTGATTGACAATTGCCGAACCTTGGACTTTATCGTTTCTAACAGTGACTTCATTTTTTGCTGAAACTTTCCCATTAACTGATATATTGCTTGATATTTCTCCTCCAGTCTTATCAAACTTCCCATCTAGCTGCTTATCCATCTCCTTCGCCGTTCTCAGCTGCTGTGTTGTGCCGTCTGGCAACGTCACTGTAATTGTACCGCTTTCTGTCGCCCATCGATTTAAGATATCGCTGAACTGCACATTCGCAACGTTCATTGAGACAATTTTGTTTGTAGCATCTGAAACTGAGTTCACCATCGTTGTCAGTATTTGATACGGTGCGTTGCTCACCGATGCAGGCACAGGGAAACTCAGTGTTATCTCTGTGTTGCTCTGAATAGACGCAATGCTGTTGATATAAATCGTTGCGCCATTTTGAATTAAAATAACCTGCTCTGCGGATACTCGCGAGTTGTTATCTTTCCACTTTGTGTTAGTTCCAATTAACTTTGTGCTGTTTGCTGTTGTGGTAACTGTTCCTGTGTTGTACATAATATTCTCCGAAATTTAGATACAAAAAAACCGCATTTAAGCGGCTTGTTTATGTGATAGACTTTTAACTGATTTTAAATGATGATGAGTTATGTTTGCAGGCAATAACCATTGCTGGCAGTATCTTAGTCGTACACTTCCCTGCATGATATGTGGTGTATCTAACTGTAACGACAACGTCTTTTTTGCTAGCTGGTATTGTTGCGTAGAATGAGCAAACTAATTTCCATGAACTTCCATTTATCACCTTTGTTGTTTGCGGTGTATGTGTTACCCCATCAATAATGATTTGAACATAGGCATCGATAATTGCGTCTGAATAAGACCCTGCTGACTCAAACTGCATCGTTGGCATTAATAAATCAACATCATACGGCATCCCCCCTGTATAAATGATCTTTGACTCAATGACTTGGTCATATTTACTACCATGGATTTCTTCTTTGGTGGCATACTTGTAAGTTGCTGCTACCGCATTATCGCCAATTAACTTTTCAACATAAACAGTTCCATTAAACTCGCCATCAGTTGCATAAATCTTACCGGTTATTTCCGCGTCATTTGCAATCAGCTTCCCGTTTTCAAAGTCCAGCATGAGACCTTTTTTAGTTGCGGGGTCCCAGTTTTTGGATTTGATAGTCGAACCAATTAACAGCTTTTCAATTGTCGCTTGATTAATAAACGCTTCATTGATAAACACCTGCCCATTTTCAACAAAGAAAACCGGTTCCAACTTGCCACTTACAGGGTTAAAGATACCAAACGTATCAGCACTGAAACCAATTTGCGTGACGACTTGGCCGTTTTTGACTTCTGCACCTAAAATCATCTGCGCTTCATAATATTGTCCATTCACAACAACGGCATTCTTGATACCAAAGATAGAAGATGCATTGCCTTTTTGGTCAACATAGGTCTTGGCTTGCGCTTCAAATGCCGCATTTAAGCCACCAAGTTCAGAATTAATTTTGTTAATCTGACTACCACGGGTTTCTTGCTCGTTCGCGATCGCTTGCTTGTTAGACGTAATTTGCGTCTCTGCAAGCAACATGCGCTGGTCATTACTATTTTTGTATCTATCAATATCTTGCTTAGCGTCCGCTGCGTTCGATTTTGCCGTATTGGCGGTATCTTGCGCGGCTTCCACTTTCGCCGAAAGGGTATGATTGGATTCAGCAATAGCACCTTCGAGAGTAGCCTTTGTTTGGTCAACTTTTTGGTCAACAGCGGTCACTTTTCTATCGACAGAATTGATTTCGCTATACAGCTGCTCTTTCGTTTCCGTGATAGATTGCTGTGCATCCGCAAGGGTGCTTTCAACGCGTGTAAAACGGGCATTCACTTGTTCAAATTGTGAATCAAGCTGTGTGAACTTCTGCGCATAAGCTTTATCGTTATCAACAATAATTTTGTTGGTCTCACGAATAGAGGCTTTAGCACGTAAAAGCTCAGACCCTTGCTCATTTTGCTGCGCTGCGAGCTGTAACGTCGTTTCAGCTTGCGATGACTCAGCGTTTGCTTGAGTGTTTTGAAGGTTCGCTATCGTCGCTTCATTGCTATCAAAGCGTGAAGAAGACACTTGCTCAAGCTCTGTCAACGTCTTATCAGTCTCAGCGATGGCCTTTGTGTTAGTTGTCACTGCGGCGCTGATATCTGATAACTCTTTGTTTGTCTTGTCTATTTCCTCTTTATTAGCGTTAATATCTTTCCCGAGTTCTGCGCGTACTTGCTCTGTGCGCTCTGAGTGTGCTTTGTCTTGCTCTGCGATTGATTTACGCACATCCACGAATTCAGCTTGCGAATCTTCGTAGTGCGCTTTCACGCTCTCCGCTAGCTCGGCTGTTGCTTTTTCATTCGTCGCTGTTGCATTCGCAATACGCTTGACGTCCGCTTTCGACTGTAGCAACTCAGAGCTATGTTGGTTCACTTGAGCTGTCGTCTGCATTATCGCTTCTGAAACTGCAAGCTCCACATTTGACAATGACGTCTCAAAGTGCGTGATATAGCCGCGCATCTCGCCGAATTCAGCTGTAGTTGATTGTTCAAGCTTCGCTTGTGATTGCTTTAAATCGGCGGTTGCTGTTTCAACCGTAGTCACTCGCCCTTTAATGGTGCCAACTTCCTCGTTGGTCTCACCTAAATCAGCACGAACTTGCCTAATATCCTCTGCAAAAGCTTCATTTGATTTTGCTAGCGCATTTTGAACATTCAGAACATCAGCAGCCGTATGCTCAAATTGAGCCGCAACTTCTTGCTGGTACTTTGCTTGAGAGGCGGTGAAATCAGCTTGAACTTGCTCTAACTGCTTAATTGACGCCTTACCTTTAGCGGATTCTTCCTTGAGTTCATAGTAATTCTCAGTCGAAAACTGAGTTAAAGTCATCACCGCTTCGTTGACAGCTTCAACATCTCTGTCAATGCTGACAACTTTCTGCTTCACATCAATAGCATCAAGCTCAAGCTCTGCAATCGCTTCTTTGCTAAAGTCAATCTGCTCTTGCATCTGCTTGCCGCCCTCGTTGGTGAGGAAGGTGTCGCCCAGCTCGTCAACCATATCCTTTGGCGTTCCACTAGCTTGACCCACAGCTTCGACAAATTGCGATTTTCCATAGCTGTTAACAGTACGAACATAAAACCAATAATCTGTACCCGCCTTTAAGTTATCCTTAGTCCAAAATTGCCCCTGACCTTGTCGGTTGGCTTTTGTGGTGACTTCGGTGTCATTCGTACTGGCCAGTTTTTTGTCGCTGAACCAGAATTCAAATGTATAGCCATGCTGTGCGGTTTCGCCACCATGAGGGATGCAAGTCAACGAGAATATACCGCCAACCATTTCAACACTAACCGGTTGCGGTGGGGCTTGAATATCAAAGTCAACAATAGCAGGGGCAGACATCGCGCCAGCCGCATTAATTGAGCGAACCTCAGCGCGATATGAGCCACGAACAAGGCCGGATAAATCAACTCTATCTTGCGGTACCTGAATGGATTGAATGACCTTGCCATTTTCAATAATGTTTACTGTGTTATAGCGAACATCGGCAGCGGCTGACTGCCAACTCAGATAGCCTTGAACCACTTCACCAATATTTGTTGGCACAAAAGTTAGGTTTAGTGGTGGAGCGACACCGCCAGTCGGTAAAACCGTAAATGGCGGGCGCACAAAAGGCTTACCAATGATGTCTTCATAGATGTAAGCACCATCCTCTTCGAGTAGTAACTCAACCCCCTCCTGCGGATGAAACTTCCACTCAGCCACGCGGCATTCAAAGTTTTGGACCCCTATTTGAGGGAGATTTAATAAAACTACATCCCCTGGTCTGTATGCGTAGCCGTCCATATTCATCTTTAACTGAATACGACGACCGGCACGTTTTTTACGTAGATACAAGTTTGTGACTCTTGCGGCTTGATACGGGCTAACAATAAAACGATAGTCAATGTTCTCTTTTATCTCTAATCCGTCTTCTTCAACCCACTCTTCAACAATAACAGGCTCAAAGTCTGTTTGAATATATTGTTGCTCTGCATCGACAAACGTACCGTAAATCGCATTGGTTGCATCACGTAACCCTAGTTCTGGCGTGATATTGACTGTATCAATGATCTGATTGGGTTCGATGCGCAATACAGCAGGCCCATTGTACGCTTGCATCAGAATGCCATGTTTCCCTGCCACGTAAGTCGGCTCGGCAGCAATGCACTTGTGCATATGATCAAGCACTGACGCTGGCGACTCAGAAAGCTCATAGGCGCCGTTGATAGTATAACGTGGCTCTGTCTCACCTTCTGGTGTAGTGACTGGCTCATCACATAAATCAGCAGCGACCTTGAACGCTTCAAAATCAATGTCGGAATCGGGCACACTTAAATAGCTACGATAGTAATCGAGAATAACCAGCGCGCCGTTATTGCTCCACACGGTTTTATCAGTGCGCGGATCATAGATCTGCTTACCCCATACTTCGACTTTGACATTCGGCACGCCGTAGGGAAATTTCTCAGCATCGTACTTTAACGTTAAGCGTAACCACGCTAAACCATCCCCTATCATATCCTCTTTCCATGAAGGGGCATTTTTCAGCATATACGGATCACAATCAGTGCGGCCGTTATGAAATTCATACTCAGCTTTATCGCCAAACTCACCGATTAAATCATCGTTCAACCAAATCTGGCCAATGTGATCGAGTTTATGTGCTGCAATTGCTAACGCTAAAAATAAACGCTCATTTTCTGTTTGTTCGCCTTTTTCTTCTTCTGCAAAGAATAACAGGCCAGAGCATACTGTTTTACCGACAATGATTGTTTCTGGTGCAACGGCTGAACGCAACATCTGCTTACGTTCGGATTGGTCGCGGTAACCAGAGGGCATTTTGTCTTTGAAGATCATTGAGCCGGCAGCTTGAACAGCAATACCCGCTGCAATTAAAGCCGTTCCGAGTCCGCCAGTAACAATGACACCTGCAACCATCAGTCCAGCAGAAACGATATTGGTGACTGTCTTACCCATTTACTCTACTCTCCATGCCTTCGTTGGTTGATGCCTTACAGGTCTAGCCCCTTCTTCAGTAACTGCCCAAATTTTATTCGCCCACAACACGCCAAGAGTTTTACCTTCGTCACCCTCAAACAAAACAATGTCACCGCGACTTGCTGCACTCACGGGAATTTCAGCAAAAAAGCATGATAATGCTGACTCGATATCACCAAACTCGGATTTCAGGACACGCGCTGCTCCTGTTTTTGTTTTGTATCGACCTCGCACATTTGCGCACGGATCAAAGTCACAAATCGCCATCACGCAATCCGCTGCAAACAAGCAGCAATCATGCTCACCCCATGCAAAGGGTTTTTGCATTGCATTTTGTAGTGTTTGAGGGAGTCGAGTTGTCCAGTTGATGTGTCGCATTTACCGTTCTCCGGGCATAAAAAAACCCGCCGAAGCGGGTATGTTTGTTGTATTACTTAAAGTGGGTTTCTTTGTTTCTGGCACTCTAATTTTATTTTATCCATTATTTGGCTCATTTCTTTTTTATCTTCCTTTGGCAGAAATGCATGTATCATCCAAATAGAATAAAACCCATCAGAGCCTGATCCTGATAGCATCACATGTCTATTGTCATTTTCAAAGACGTATAGACTGCTTTTCTCGCTATCTACCTTTGTCTCTATTGGGTTGCCATATTTAAGCTCAAGATTTTTTAATATGTCATTAAAGTCTATTTTATAGATTTCTTTATTTGTAGTTGTATAGTCGTACTCCACTACCATAAGCCCGCTAAAATTTATCTCGTCATTCTCAGGAAGAAACTTTAGCTTGTAGATTTCATCTTTATTGTTTAAGCCGTAAGGTAATTTTTGCGTTTTAACTTTAATGAATGGGCATTCACTCTGGCTACTTAATACCTCGGCATTATTACCAATTTCTGCCATTACCCCCTCAAGCGAAGATCCCCATTGTAAACCAAACGGCCCAATATACCGGTCATCGATAACGCTTTTAGCTGAGCTACTGGAGACTTTGTTGGCGTCACCATCGCGTTTATCGCATGCGGTCAAATGCAATGCGGCTACCATAATGTATAAAATGGCTATTTTTTTCATTAATCACCACCAGAAATATGAAGTAATTATTTATAATGCCAGCATTTATTTATAGATGAAAGCTGGAGCATCTTTTTTGCTTCCCCAGTAAATGGCACGTTCAGCCATTTGGGCTACATATCGAAATATGCGGTCTCCAACATGCCGTTTTTGCCATGACTCATCAGTAAACCTATCCGGCAAGCCTTGAGACCAACGTTCAAAGCGATTTGAGACAGTAACAGCCACCTCACACTTATCCCCCGCACTCACACCAATATTACTAATCTGCCCTGCAAATAGCACCTCTGCAAGTACGGATTGCCCATCTTCGTTAAGCGCAACCATCATTAGCCTAACATCACGCCCCCGACTACGCTCATTCATAACATCACCTAAGAGCGAGGAGTCAAAGCCACTAAGCGATAAAATAAGTTGCTGAGGACTGGTTGTATTTTCTTCTGATACTGTTTCAATGGCACCAAATTGCCCCACGCCTTGATAGACCTCTCCAGCGATAATTAAATTACCTGTTGAGGTGTGAACACGCGTTACACCAGATTTAAGATCTAGCTTAGCCGCAATCACAATGTAACATCCCTCATTAATTGCCTTAGTCATCTCATTTGAAAAAGGATGATAGATCATCAGTAAAGCGCCTCCTCAAAAGAAAGGGTTGTTGATGTGAATACACCCGGCACTCGACGCAATCGGCCTTGATTATTATCAGTAAGCTTAAAAATGCCATAGGGTTCACGTACTTCTATTTTATCGCCCATTGCTGGGGAGTTACGAAGCATCGGAGAAAACATAATAGTTGCATTTCCCTCTGTATCACTCATAACGTCAGAAGTCACTTTTTTAAGTTCATGATTAATTGTGATGTTATCAGCGGCTCTTAGCACTAACGAGTTGGGCTTCCACCCGCGAGTTAATAAAGATCGCCCCGTTTGGTTTGGCTGGTTAACAATCGGATCCCCTACATTACTAACGCCAGTTCTGAGCCAATCAAACAACTTAATGCGGCCTGACTCTCCGTCCAGTTGCGCCAAAATAACTTCAAGCAATCGTGATTTTTCGTCCGTTAAATTGTTGAGCGTTAAATCACAGCGCCAACGGCTACCGGGGTAACGCACGGTTTGTGCGCTCCCCGTAAACGTCGAAATGAAGGTTTTGGAGTTACTCAGCAATTGCCAATCTAGCGCCGAGGGTTCTAGCTCTTTAGGCCATGTTAAAATATCCATGGATTATTTTCCTAGTGTTTTTCGTAACTTACCATTTGTTTGAAAATCTCGCATGATATCCGCTTTAGCCTTTGCCGCGCCCTCTTCCGCCCCTTGGCGCGCCGCCTCTCTTAATGCCGCTTCAAGCGCAGCATCACCATTACCATGAACATGAATTTCCTGCTGAATAGTTGTGCCGCCAGCCGGTTTTTCATTAACAGGCATGTCAATTTTAGGGAGTTGAGCACGAACACCCAGCGAGCCATCTTTAGCGCGAGTCAGTGGCATAATGGCTTCGGGACCAGCCTCACCCATCAAGCCAAGCGATGGAACACCGCCCTTTGCAAACGGGAAAAATGTCGGAGCGTCAATAACTTGACCACTATAAGCGCTAAGCCCCGGTGTGTTGTACATTCCACCTTTAGCGTTCGGCACATAGCTTTGCCAACTCGTAGACATCCCCATGGCACCTGTATTTGCACTAGAAGCTCCCGCGCTCGCCCCCGCTGATGAACCGCCAAGACCGCCAAACAACCCCGTCAGTGAATTTGTTATCATGGCTTGCATGGCGATTCGAACAAGGTCTTGAATAATAGCTTGAGCCAGTGACGCTGATAGCTCTTGCAACGCTTCAGAAAATGACTTAGAACCTGTCAATATTCCCGTCAACGCATTGCTAGTGCGTTGCTCAACAGTTTCCAACAAGTTCATCTGCATTTTCTGCCATTTGCCCTGTGCACCATAAAGCTCTTTTGCAGCTTCTAATTGAGCCTCTTTCGAGCGATTAGTTGCTGCAATCATGAGTTCCTGGTACCGCTCCTGACTAATCAAGTCATTGTTGCGGTAGGCCTCATATAATGCTCGTTGTTCATTAAGCTGGTTTTGCAGTTTAACAACAGGGTCAATTTCCCCCGAAAGCTCATAACTTGGTAAGGCCTTTTGGTTGGCTTCTTCGGTTAACTTTTGCTTGATGTAATCATTACGCAGTTGCAAGCTGGCGGTATAATACTGCTGCTCACTTAACAGATTGGCTTGACGAAGTTCGTTCAACTCCTTGGCGGCTTCTTTTTCTTTGCGAACAATGGCTTCATAAGGACTGTATTTTTCTGCGAGCTCTAAGCGCTTGCGCTGATGATTTTCTTCATTCAGTAGCGCTAGACGCTTCATCTCAGACTGACTGACGTAGCCTTTTTTATTCAACTCAATTAATTTGTCGTTGTTCTCCTTTTCATCAGCAAGTATCTTTTGCAGACTTGAAAAATGTTCAGACTCAATCGATTTCCGCAACTGCCGATAATCGTTAAGTGCTTTATTTTTACCTTTGTCTGTGTTGCTGGTGAGTGATGGCACGGGCAACTCACTACTATTTTCAGGTTTTATATCAAATTTACCACTAGCTAAAATATTTTGAGTGTTCTCACGGCTCTTTATTTTGGCATCAAGATCTTGATTTATATCTTCTAATGCCCCTAAAACCTTTTTCCTTTCTTTCAAAAACTCATCAGGACTAGTACCAAATGTATCGGCCAGAAACTTACCTACGCCGCCCCCATCTTTTATTGCCTGCATTTCAGCAGCTCTAGTTTCAGAATATTTTTGAGCTTCACCATAAAGACGCTTGCGTTCTTTCTCTAGAATCTGAATATCGTCGTTTAGCTCATCAAGCTTTATTTCAAGTTTGATTTTTGATAACTGCTGTAGTTGCTCGATTGTTTCCACAACAGAGCCGCGCATGCTATCAAGTTTTTCCTTGGCTTCATCTGATTTTTGAGAGAAGTAAAATAAAGCCCCGCCCGCTAACATCGCCGCGCCGACTGGTCCGCCTAATAACGCTAAGGTTCCTCTGGCTGCTCTAGCTGCAAAATTCAAGCGATTTTGTGCGGCCGTAAGCTCGTCAACAGTTGCTCTTTCAGCACGATTAAGAGAAATGATTGTGGCTGAGTTTTTCGCCATTTGTTGACGTATTGCATTACGCTGAGTTTCAGTCTGAGCCGCACGTAGCTGTGCTGCTAATGACTCTTGAGTGGTAATAGCAAATGCCTTGTCAGCTCGAATTTTCTCAAGCGTGGTCTCTAACCCTTTCGCCTGTGCCGCATTCAAAACATAATTGTTTTTCGCTGTAACAAGCATGTTTTTACCAGCTTCATACGCACTCAGCGACAAATTGCCCATATAGCGCGATAAACCAATTCCCCCTATCGCAATCGCCGCTGTCGCAAAGCTGCTAAAGTTTTCACTGATTGTAGCTAACCCTGCCGCCATGGAACGAGTGATCCCCAAACTGGCGTTAATTTCACCAAAATAAGATTTGGCTGCATTGGTCGCCTTGGTGAAACTATCCGAAACCGTGTTATCCATGCTGTCCGCAAGGGCATTATTCGCCTCTTTGGCATTAATCAACGCGTTGGCAAATAATGTCATTGCAATGCCGCTTTTAGCTGCCATTTGCTTTACATCATTTTCAGTGACTTTAACGCCACCGCGCATGCGTGAGAGTTCTTTGGCTATATCCCCCACGACAGAAGGCATGGCATTTAACACAGAATGCCAGTCATTACCCTTTAAAACGCCGGTGACCATCGCGCGGTTTAATGCGTTATAGGCGGATTCAGTTTGTTGTGCACTGGTCGCATTGGCCGTAAAAACCGACGACAACGATTCAATATAATCCAACGTGTTTGCCGTGGAATATCCCAGCTCTTTCATGGCTGAGGCTGAACCGACATACAGTTCTTGGGTCGTTTCAATCGCCTTCCCGTTGCGGTTGCTCACCGTTAAAAAGCGCTGCTGAAGCTCCTCATAACGACTGATATCGCCTTCAACTGAATTTAATGCCATTTTTATCCGTGCGGACATCTGCCCCCAGTCATCAACAACGGTGATCAGCGTTGATACCGAAAAGAAGCCCGCTAACGCCCCTGACATCATCTTAGCGGTGTTAGTGACAGTGGCTAGTTGCCTATTGATGTCGCTTAATGCCTGACGCTGAGCACGTAATTCACGCTCAAGGCGACGACTGTTTGCCCCCATCGAACGATAATAATCCGTTCCCATTCGGCTGGCGCGTGCGATTTCAGCCTGATAACTGGTTGAGTTAGCCGAAATTTTAATAATAAGTTCACGAAGTTTTGACATAAAAACCCCTCAGCAAAATCGCTACCCTGATAATGATGCAAAAAAATCTTCTAATCCCGACCCTGCTTGCTCCTCCGCCTGCACACTCTCGACATCCCACCGGAGCAGCGTATCGTTCAAGGTTGTCTTGACCCCTTGAGCATTAAAAATAGCGGCTGTAATTTGGGCTGCATGCACATCTTGACGCGCATCACCAATGGGGTTTATCGAATCAAATGCCCACCAGAGCTGTAATTCACTGGCAGGCATCTGACTGATTTCAGAGAGGGTTTTCCCTAGCCGTAAGGCCAAGGTGAGCAAGAACTTTAGTGCAGGCTCACGGACTTTTTTTCTGCCTCATTCGTGCTGGTAATGAGTTGAAAAGCCTGATTAACCAACCGTGCATGAACGGGGCCGTAAATTTTCAGTACCTCGCCCTTATCTTCGGGGGTAAAAACCGGGGTTAAATCTTCGTCAAGCAGGACGTTGATCAGGAACTCAACATCCGTTTCAAGGTTACGCTTCACCACCTCTTCCGTACTCATTTCGGTCGCCTCCCCCAAATCGCGGTGCTCTTTTAGCCATTTCAGCCAGATAGAGACCGACGGCTCGCGCAATACAACATCAGAACCCCACTCAGGGACGTGTACTTTTTTAGTGCGAAATGAATTTGCAGCATTCAGGGCGACATCACGCAAGTTTAAGGTTTTCTTTGCCATTACTTAGTGCCTCCGGTCGGTTGAGACTGCGTTACTGGTGCTGACTTGCCTTTTACGACGGGCGTTGGCTTACCTTTCAAGCGCAGCGTAAATGAAGCGCTAACAACGCCACCAGTGGAAACTGACCAGCTATTTTGACGCACCTCCGCTAAAAAGACGTAACCATTACCCGAGGGAAAAACCACTTTAAAGGCATGAATCGTGTCGTCGTCATACGCCTGACGTAACACCTCCTGACCCTCGTCAGGTGTCCAGTTACCACTGATAGTCACTTCCGCCTGAGCTGGCAGCCCGTTTATGGTCTCCTGCTCGGTAGAGCATAGTGTTGTAACATCAATGTCGGCCTTTTGACCGCCCGTATAGCTAATTTCTTTCGTTGAGCAATCAATCGACACCGAATCTGTTTCGACTGCAGTAATATCCGTTGCTGCCAGTCTAGATACACTGATTTTGGTGCCTTGCGTTTTTTCATATTTAGCCATTCTTTAATTTCCTATAGACATAAAAAAAGCTGCCGAAGCAGCTTGTGAGGGTAATTTGAAGTTATTGCCAAACTTGACATTCTAGGGTGGCGCGAAAAAGCTTTGTGTCCGACTCATAAGATTGCCGCTCCGTTATTGATGTAGGGTTCAATACGTTAATCGCTTGCCGCATCCCATCACGAATGATCCGCGCTTCGTCAACTGTATTGGCATAAACATCAATTTGAATATTGGTCATGGTTTCCGCCTGCCCACTAAAGACATCACTCGGGATATCGTAAATAGACAAAACGCACCAAGGCGCTGTGACGGGTTTGTTTTGTGGTACAACATAAGAAAAGACCTTGTTCGGCAAAACCGGTTTTAACAGGGGGATGATATCGCCTTCGGTCATCGTCGCAGTACCTCATCAATGGCCTGATTTAACTTGCTGATCGCAAACTCTGCCGCTTCATCCGCTTTACTGTCAAATGCAGGGCGAATGAAGGGGTGCGGGGGCATTTTTGACGTTCCCTCCTCAAGAAAGCGCCAATAGTAAGCGTTATGCGGATCATCCGCTTTCATCTTACTATCACTGTTTGTTCCCGCTTTATTGGTGCCTCGAACATAAACCCCTGCCGAGACCTCACCACGCTGACGGCCGCGTTGATTACCTGCAACAATGTTTTTGGCCAGTTTCCCTGTACGCTTTGGGGCTTTCGCTCTGGCTTCATCACGTAGCACACTCGCTGCCGCATAAGCCGCCTGTCGCAATACTCTGTTACTTTCTGCCTGACTAAGTAATTCCAACTCCCTAGAAACGTCATGGAGTCCGCCAAAATCAATACGCACATCAACCATCGGAAACTCCTTGCTTGCACAACAACTCAAGACGTGTGAATTTAACATCAGGGATCACGGATTGGATATCGTAATTCAGCCCACGGTAGACCATGCGGCATGCTGGGGTAATATCCGCCCGATAACGCAACCAAACACGCACAGTCACTTCGGCCATCTCTGCATCCGCTGCCAGTAACTCGCGACCGCTAATCATTCTCACTTCTGCCCGAACCGAGGCAATATCTTGCCAATTATCCACATAAGTGCCTGACGGTAATTCAACAGGATTGTTTTTCTGAAAGGTGACTTTGTGTCGTAATCGCCCTGCTTGCATCCCACCTCCTTATAAACCATAAATACGGTAAGGTTGAAGTAGCGCGCTAACCGCGAGAGGCTGGGATGAGAAAGACGACCCAATCACCGCATTTTCCCGATTGGCATACCATTGACCAATCAGTAATAGCATGGCGTTTTTGACATCATCACTTAGCAGTAATGGTTCGGGATCGTCCTGATAACCGGTAGATGATTCGCTTTCATACAATTTCCGCCGCGTGTAGTTTTCGACATACTTCACGGCAGCCGCTGTATAAACAGCCAGTAACTTATCATCATCAGTAAAATCAGCCTCGATATTGCAATGCGCTTTAACGAGTTCAAGAGAAAGCATTATTTCTCCTTTTTCGCCTTCGTTTGCTTTGTGCTCGACTGTCCAGTAGTGTGATTGACAACACTGTCAGAGGCATAGCCTTTTTGGATCAATTCACGCCCATGCTGCTCAGTTGTCTCAATTTCATCACCTTCAACGGCCACGCCACCGCCAAAGCAAATGGGGCGCAATAGCTTTAGTTTCATTTCGATGCTCCCAAAAGAAAGGCGACCGCAAAGGCCGCCTAAGTGGATTACTCACCCGACGCAGGCGCTGTAAAATCGCCGTAAACAAACGCCTCTGGACGCTTCACGGCTAATGCCAAACGCTCTTCACAACGGATAGAGATCATGTTTTTCTCAAAGTCATCCGCGTTTTCAGTTGAAATCACCACGTTGGTTTCTTCTCGGTCAAAAAGCTGAGCGCCCGCGTTGAAGGCACCGGTTAAGAACTTACCTTTAAATGCGGCAGTTTCCGTGACCACGACGGGCAAGCCCCATAACGTTGGCCCTGTTAATGCCGACGGATTCGCCAGAATGTAGCGACCCAGTGAATCTTTCAGCAGTTCAATCTTCGCCCAGTCGATGAAGTGCAGAACGTGCCCTGTTGCTGGGAAACGCGCTAACTGTGCTTGCAGCATAGCCAAACGCAAATCATCAATGCCGTTTTGTTTATCGACTTCAAACTCCGCCTTGAACTTAGACGCCTGCGGGATGATACCGTGCAAATGCGCGCCAGAGCCGTCACCGAACAAAATTTCTTGCTCTTCGACAAACTTCAAGCCGTAACGCATTTCAGCATCCACCAATGACTGCAACTGTGCAAAGTCATCCAAGATCTGCTTAGACGCCTTGAACATATGTGCAATCGTCGTGACCGGCGTAATTTTGGTTGCAAACTGAATGTCGCTGTACGGCTTGGTGGTATTTTCCGGCACCACGGTAGCCGCGTTAGTAAATCCCGTTTGTTGCACCCAGAAAATGGCCGGTGAGGTTGTCTTCCCAGAAGCAATTAAATCGCGAATGAATAAGCGTTGTTTCGGCGCAACATCAATTCCCGGTAAGCGTTGTGGCTCAACCACGCCTTCTGCAACATCAACCGAGGTCAATGCAGCCTGAACGGGAACCGAAATTCGCTTGTTGCCCTGAATGCTGGAATTAATATCTTTCAACACGTCGGCTGAAATGACTTGCTGACCGATACTTTTTGCAGCCTGAACCGCGTTACCTAGCGGCATTTGAGCGACATGTTGCTCCAACTCGCCTAAGGAAGCTTTCAGTGTTTTTTCAGACTCACGCAGCGCATTGAGCTCTGTCGCCATCTTGTCGACCGCGGCCTTAGTTTCCGCGCTAAGGCTGCCTACTTTTTGCGCTTCTTTTAGCGCTTCTTCGGCTTTAGCATTAAATTTACCGTTGGCTTCTTCAATTTTAGCCGACAGGTTTTTCAGTAATTCATTTGTATCAGACATAGTGTCTCCAATTAGTTAACAGTGGCAAAAGCATTGACTGCCTTTTCCAATTCAGAAAGCGTTTCGGGATTAATGTCAGTGGTAGCGCTTGGCATACCGTGAGGATCTGAAGTAGCGCTCGGCATACTTCGTGTTAACGCACTGATGAGCCTTCGCCGTTCAGAGCGTGGTGTTTTAGCTTTAGCCAGTAAGGCATCTAATTTACGGATAGCCGCTTGTGGGCTTTCATCGCCATCATCCATAGCATCGGCAGCGAGCAGGCTATCGGCAAAGCCTTTCTCAATCGCATCATTCGCACCAATATAGGTTTCGTTATCCATCATCTGGCTGATGGTCTCTTCTGGCAGACCGCTACGCGCAACGTAGATATCCGACATGGATTTATCGAAAGGAGCCAGATCATTCGCCAACTTCGCAAAGTCATGGCGATTGCCGACCCCCACAGCCCAGCAGTTATGGATCATCAAAAAAGCACCACGCCCCATTCTGATTTCATCGCCCGCCATGGCAATAACAGAAGCGGCTGAGGCTGCAATACCGAGAATGTTAACGGTGACTTTACCATTGTGTGCACGAAGCAGGTTATAGATGGCCAATCCTTCAAACATATCCCCACCCGGGCTATTGATGTTGACAACAACATCTTGGTTTCCGATAGCGCGGAGGGCGGCAGAAATCCGCTTAGCGGTAACGCCTTCCCCCCAAAAATCCTCACCAATCACATCCAACACCGAAATAGTGTTATCCGAACTGGCGGCACGAATACCGCTATTCCATTTATCCAGCGCCTTGGGTTTAAGCTCATAGCTAATCGATGTGCAGGGGCGATCCTCCAGTGCAACTGGCAGATGACTTTTTTTCATTTAAATTACTCCTCGATATGAGGTGAGTTGTGTTGAACCGTGGGAGCACCCTCAGGGAACAACCAATTTGTGATTTGCGCCTTGAGCTGTTCAGGATCATGACGCAATGTGTCTTTTCCCAATTGTTCAATGGGCGTCAGGTTGAGCTGAACAGTATAGATGTCTCCCCCTTCAATGGGGGGTAAGTTTTCGAGCCGTCTTACGTCATTTCGGCTCATCCACCCGTTTTGCAATGCCGTCGTGTAGTATGCAGCGCGACCCGCACTGTCCGCACGGAGCAATCCCTCAACTGAAAACTCAGCGTAATAATCATCATCACTATCAAGCAGGCAACGGTTGATTTCTTGCTCAATATTGACCAGTAACGGCCGCAAGGTGTTGGTCAGAAACTGCATGTTCATCCCTTCCACACTGGATGCCCAGCTGCTCTGTTTATCGGCATGCCCCACCATGAAAGGCGGCACCCGGAACCAGCGACAAATTTCCTCAATGCTCCATGAGCGACTCTGCAATAGCTGCGCATCTTCGGGATTCATGGAAATGCCGTTATAGGACAGGTCATTTTCCAAAATCATCAACTTGCCTGCATTTTCAGAGCTGATAAATGCGTTCAAGTAACCCCGCAACTTTTCGCGCTGCTCTTTAGTTAGTGCTGTTTTTGAGGATAAGAAGCCTGATGCGAGCAAGCCATTGCGAAAAATCTTAGCGGCCGTTTCATCGGTAGCTATCGCCGAACCTAAGATATTGCGCCCCACCTGGATCGGCGTGAGACCAACAACCCCGTCTAACCCAAACCCACGAATATGCATCATGTTTTTAACGGGGATAGGCCGATTCTTCCCCCCTTGCTCCACGCATTGATAATCCAACAGGCCATTATCAAGTCGCTTTACCGTCACTAATTGTGGCAATAATGGCTGCAAGGAAACCAGCTTTCCACCGATATAGCGTTTTTCAATATACGCATTACCTTGTAAACAAAGGCTGGCAACAACCATCAACATAAAGCGTGATGGAGTCATCTCTGCATTGGGTCGTCGGCACAATACCCGATAAGCCGGATGATCTTTCGCTATCACCCGTGAGCCATCTTCTTGGTGCAAATAGATTTTTAAAGGCAGTGTTGAAATCGACTCACTCAGGAGCCGAACGCAAGACCAGACAGCAGAAAGCTGTAGCGCCTTATCTGTTGATACGGTCTTCCCACTACTGCTTATCCCGCCTAGCGCTTTTAATAAATCTTGAGTATCAATCCCTGCCGGCGTTTTTTGCTGGCTAGCCTGTAGCTGCCGAGCTTTGCGTTGTGATTTTCGTCTGGCCATTAGAACCCTACCATGATTGGATCATCAAAAAAGCCATCGACGTCCCCACGCTCAACCTCAACACCATTTGAAGCCCCGACCGCCATGGCAAAGGCCACCATGCCATCCATGCGCCCTGTGGATTTTTCTTTGGTTAATTTACGGTTAGACGCCGCATCTTTGACAGTAATGGCATTCGCAGCGCACATGTTCATCACGGGATGATTACCGTGCCGGATTTGTTTGTTCAGTAACATTTGCTCAAGCTTATCCAGTGCAGGTGCCATGTCTTTGTAGCCCTGCCCAAATTCAACCAGCGGCAGACTTAAACCGATATTTTCAGCCGCCTTCTTAAACATTTGGATACGCCAGCGGTCAAACGCAATGACTTCAATATCAAAATCAGCCAGAATTTCCGCGATATCTTTCACGACATAATCGTAATCAACCATAGAGCCGGGGGTCGTGCGAAGTAGGCCTTGTTTCGCCCACACGTCATACGGCACACGATCCGTTTTTGCACGGTCTAATAGTGTCTGTTTCGGAGTCCAAAAGAACGGATACAGGTTCCATTTGCCATCGGCAGACTGACCAATCACCACTAAGGCGGTTAAGTCTTTCGATTCTGACAAATCAAGGCCGGCATAACATTTGCCGACAATCGGTTGAACCGGTGATTGACAAGACTCCCACACCGAACGGGAAATAAACGGCGATACCGTGGAAACACGCTGATTTAAATTCAGGTTACGAAAGGTGTTTTCACTCGACGGCATGCGTGAAGCCATCTCCGCTAATCGTTTCATATCATCCAAGGAGCGGAAATTACCCAGCGCAGGGTTCGCGGCTTTCCATGCTTCGGGATCTAACACATCCGCATCTTTATCAGCTTCATACACATGAGACACAATGTGTGGATCTTTAGAGTTTTTTGCATCGTCGAGCCAAATACTGAATAAGTCAGCATCGCTCGCGGCTTGCGTACTGATCGCAATCAGTAAGGGGTTTTTATGTGCCCCTTGCGAAGTGACAATGGCATCCACAAACTCACTGTGCGGCCCCACTATCTGCCCGACTTCATCAAGAATAGCCAAAACAGGCGATAAGCCGTGCGCGGTTTTCCCTTCGGCGGACAAGGCGCGATACTCCACATTACACGGTTTACCCACTAATCGCTTACCACTGGGGATAATGTGGACAATCTCTTGCAGCTTCGGATTCAGGTTGATCATCTTCACTGCCAAATTGAACACGATTGCGGCTTGCTCTCGGCTCATGGCGCCGCTGACAATTTGTGAGTTTTGCACCGCTTCAGGGCCAATCAAATGCGCCAGTAAAATACCGGCGATCAACCCTGTTTTCCCGTTCTTACGGGCAATACTTAAATAGGCTTTATCCGTGCGATGTGGATTATCGTAGATCGCCAAAATAAACCGCTTTTGGAAATCATCCAACCGCATAGGTTGGCCTAATAGCTCCCCCTCGGGAACAATACAGTAACGCTCAATAAACGCGATAACACGTTCACCTCGTGTCATGGTTCCTCCTTAATGCATGGGAGCCGCCAGTAGATCATCATCCTGCATATTATTCAGGGTGTTTCTGGCATTGGCATCGTTTTTGTTTCGATTGCGTTGGTCACGACTTTCGCCGTTAGTGGCGTGAGAATGGATTTGTAAATCACGGCGTTGTGCAAGCACCGTACGCTGTAACTCCACGATCTGCTTGCGCAAATCTTTGATCAGCGCTTCGTTGCGCTCCTCACCTCGCATTCGCTCTTCTTTGCGTAAATCACGCCGTAAAACGGTGATATAGAGCTGATTATTGGCTAATTCTACCGCCGCCAACAGGTCAGAGGGTGTCCAACTGTCTAGGGCTTTCGAGCGGATATTGTCATGCCAAAATGGCTCCGCTTTTTTCTCCAAACCTGCATGGCGTGGCGGTTCGATGGTATCAGCGGCAGCATTTTGCATGGCTTGAATTTCAGCGCTCACACTGTCGGAGCGCTTTCGTTTTCCTGCCATTAGTGCCTCGTAAAAAAAGGAAAAAAATCGGGTTAGCGTTATTTCGAAGGTTAGCGGTCGGTAATTCAGGGTAAAGGTTTTGAACTTTTTACCCTCCCCTACCGTTATGATTTCATATTGAAACTATTTCAAGTGAATATCAGGAGCGTCTACGGTTAAATCTTTATGTGAATTAAATACAACTGTCACTTGTGGTGGGTGACGTCCATTTGAGTGCTCTATACGAAGTAAGGTTTGATTGCTCAGCAGAACTCCATCCACTGATAATCCAAATCCTACAAACGCATCGCCTCGATAGAGTTTTGATAGCTTTGCTTGCTTTTCATTCTTCATATTCTTTTGTCCTGTTCCACTGACCATTCAGTCATGTTATTTATTCCAATGCGAATTAGGATCTAGCGGTATGCCATCCTCACTACAGCCGACAACAATACCGCTCTTCTCCATCCGTTGCTTAGTGGAGTTGTGATGCGATGCGCATAAACTTTGGTAGTTGTTGGCATCCCAGAATAACTTTTGAGCTTTGGCTATCTGTTCAGGGCTACCTGACTCAAGCGCGTCCCTCAAACGGTGGGGAGTAATATGGTCAACAACCGTTGCGGCAGTAACGCGCCCTTGCTCTTGGCACATCACACATAAGGGATGCTTGGCTAAATAGCTAAGCCTGACCTTAGCCCATCGACCGCCATAAACATTTGGCTTCTTCATAACATGCGCGACAAAGTACCACCGCGGCACAGATCAGTAGCAACCGTTTTGATTATAGCTTCAGCCATCGACTTTTCTTGCTGCTCCATAGCTTGTCTTAAGCTGATGATAGAGTCCGTATTGGCGCTATCTTTCAGTCGTATTTCTTCAAGCTCTTTGCTTAGCTGAATAAGCTGACGTTTCAACCCTGAAATGTGTTGCGCTATCGATTGCTCACTGGCGGCTGATGAGCATTGAATATTGGTTATCTGTGATTGCAGCTCACAGAATTGCTGGTCAATCCGCTTCACGGTTTCTTCGTACTCGCTTTGGGATTTATTAATCAATTCTGCAGCTTCTTGAATACTAGCGACCACATTAGGCAAAGTAACGGAGCATTCAGGTTCAACCTTAATATCACCACGAAAAACATTTTCTTCTCGCTGCTTATCTTCTCGTGTAACTTTTACACCATTAATTTTTGCGCTTGTGACTGTTCCTTTTGTAATACATGCTTCATTAAGAAACACTTGCCCGTTTGTAATAAGGAATACATCAGCATCAAACCCAACGCTTGCTGGCTGCTTCAATCCTGCACTACCCATCAACTCTTTAATGCGCTTTAGTTGTGCTTCCAGCTTATCTAAGTCGGTTGTGTCTACCGATGCTTTTAGGTGAATCGTCTTTCTATCTGACATGATTGTCCCCATAAATGAAAAAGCCATCGGCGGTTAACTGATGGCATTTGGAATATTATTCTAGGTTTATTTATATGGATCTTGTAAATTCCGAGACTGCCTGTGGTAAAAACATATATAAAACTCTATCAATGCCACTCAATGAATAGCATTTGCAGAATTAAATAAAATTAATACCGTTCTGCTGTCTCTGGTGATAGTTCGCCTTCTTTGAATAACAAATTAAATTTGTATGCTCTTTTCCGTATTTAGTTACAAACTATCAATTGATTAATAATTCTTTATAAAATATTATTCGCTAACTCCAAGTGAAAGTGACTCTTCCTTGAAGGATTCATTTAATTACAAAAACAGTTATAAGCTCATAATTGCCTTAGTTCTCGCTACTAAGGCATTTTTTTCTCTTGCGGCAATCTGAGGGTATATTCAATCCTTCCAAGTGATAGCTTTTACCGCCCACATTTGAGCATCCATAATGCGACGCATGGCTTCATTGTGGATCATCAATGCCTCTTCTGATGTCACGCCTTGCATACTGTCATGCACTAAATCGATAAGTTCAGCTGATTTCTGCTTGGCTTCATCTACTGCTGACAAGGATGATGGGTTAAAGCTAATACCTACTAATTTTTGACCTAATGACTTGTTCATTCTTGTTACTCCTCTCTAATGTAATGTTGAGTTATTTCTAGCTGCCTCAATCTCTCGAATGGCTTTCTTATCTAAATTGCACTTTGCGATTGAATTCATCGCATCAACTAGCAATCGCGGCATATCGCCCCAGTCCACTTTTTCAGGAATATCAGGCTGAGGACAATCAGCGGTTAGATGCGCCGGTATCTGTGGCGACTGAACGGGAATCAATACCTCTTTTGTATTCCCGCAACTTATCAACAACATCATCGGGCACAGCAGTATTAGCGCACTCATTGTCTTTGAGCACTGTTTTGATAACAGTCTTAACTTTGACATGTTCTGAGTCCTCTAATTGCTTTGCTTTGATGTTGTCGAATGAGACTTGATAGTGAAGAGTAATTGCTGATTGAGTTACTTTGTTCAGTAGCTGACTTGTCGATAGTTGGCTGTTTAGCGATTTGTTTTCACTTGTTAGTTTCTGATTCTCAGTAATAGTCCAATTGAGGACACCGCCGAGGATCATCACACCAACTAACGTAAAAACTTGCATTTTCCAATTCACAGCAATCCCCACGCCTTTTCGAACGTAGTATCATCATATGGCTGTGAGCCATTTTCATGACGAATGATTGCCTTGGCCAGTTTAATTGTGGTTGCCTTATCATCAAGACTGATAACATCAGCAGTCGATACCCCCAACTCTTTAGCTACACCGTTAATATATGCGCTAGTGTTGTTTTCATTTGTCGGGGCCCATCGGTTAATCAAGCCTGATACGGTTTTTAATCCGTATTTACGCTGGTAGGTACGAAGTAGTGCCATCAATGCACGAATACCATAAACAGGGCTTTCAAATCGACAGAAGCGAGGTTCAATACTTGGGTCATGCGGCAATTGCCCTTTCCAATTATTGGCTTTGTTGTAATCAATGTTACCAGGGTTGTTATTGCGAATGCCTCGCGCTGGTCTAGTCATTGTTCACCCCCGCCCTGCCTTTAATAATTTTACTCAGACCATCCACGCCGACATACCCAATGAAGACACTCGCTAGGTAAGCCAACTCATGGTTAAGACCAAGCAGTGTTAGAAGGTCTTTTACAAACCACGCAAATAGTGCACACATAGCGCCATCAAATAGCGTCTTCTTCCAACCGCCGCCGTTGTACTTGCCGCGTAGGATCGCCATGCCTGTTGCTAGTGATGCGCTAATACCTTGCTCCTTATGAGCAGCAATAATTTGAAATACGTTATCCCAGAACTCGGGGTTTTCTTTCATATGATCCATACTCACCCCCTTTACTGGAGGAATTTAGTTAATAGAGCGCCGACTCACAGCTCTTGTGTGAACGTGATAACGAGGGTAATTGTTCTGTGGTCGGCATGTTTGGTGCACCTAGACGGGATTCGAACCCATAACCGAGCAATTATGAGTTGCCTGCTCTACCGTTGAGCTACTGGTGCATATACGAAAAAAGACCGCGTGACTGCTCCCCGCCCTGCCGGGCGAGGCTTCCCACTTCCTAGGCCACAACCGTCTTCAACAAGTTATAAATAGAACATCAGATAAAGCCTGTTTCTTTTTTTAAATTAGATGGTTATAATAGAAATCTCTTATATTTTGTAGTACCACTCATCTTGCGATATACGCAACACTCATTCGCCACCATCCTAAAAAGTTGGTGGCTTTTTTTAACAAAAAACCCGCCATTGCTGACGGGTCTACACCGCAATCCAAGTTTACCTAGTATGGGACGCCACAATTGAGTGAAATACGGTGTATCTCCTATATAGGGATGGTACTTGCTTTTTCAAGTCTCTGCTTGTTCAGTTATTGTGCATAACTACACATGTAACTCTGACCAAACGTAACAGCAAGTTCTATTTGCTTATAAAGCAAAAAACCCCGCACAAATCGCGAGGTTTCATTCTATAAGTTAGGTGACAACGTATTCACTCTTATCACAATAGCAATATTTTTGCGTACGCGTTAGCAATTTAGTAGAATTTATCTTATGAGGTTTGTCGGCCAACCAAAAGGAAGTAAAGGAACTAATGAAAAAATTAGAAAAAGCATTTAACCCAGTAATAAGGCGATTACGATACAAAAGGTTTATGCGCTCATTGGTTAGCCAGCGAAGTACTGAGGCAAAAAAATTAAAGCGCAATGGCAGCTTAAAAAAAGTTACCCCTGAAAAAATTTTAGCTCCAACCATTCTAGATATATATAAATATGAATATCATGAAGGAGTTGTCGATTTCATTGATAAGATTGAAGCCAAAGCCAAGGTGGGTAGCAAAAAAATTTACATATGTTTTAGAAATACAATTCACATATCTGCGGCTGCTGGCCTGTTTTTATTGGCAAAACTGGAAACCATCAGAAGTAACCACAAAACTCTTAAGTACATCGTATCCAAACCACCAATTAAAACTACATCGAAAGGAGAGGCTCACGTTGTTGACAGTGTGCTTAATCGTATTGGTATTTATGCATCATTGGGGGTTAAGGTTAGGGAAATGAAGGAAAATCCTTCAGTTAAATGCTGGGAGGTTATTAGAGGTGAATTGGTTGATTCTGAAATCGCAGGCAAGCTTCTTGAAACAATCACAGAAAAAATGGGAACTGACTATACTGATTTGTATAGACCATTAATTGAAGCCATGTCTAATTCAGTAGAGCATGCCTATAGAGAAGATCTTTACAATAAGGAGAAAAATAATAACAAAAATAAATGGTGGTGTTTCGCCGCAATTATGAATAATAAGCTCATACTATTAATATGTGATTTAGGTGTCGGCATACCTAAAACCTTAAAGTTAACTCAAGGTGAAAAAGTCTTAGCCAAACTTACTGAATTTATAGGAAAACCTTTAACTTTAGACTCTGAACACATAAAGGCGTCACTTCAAGTCAAAAGAACTAGAACAAAATTAGGCTATAGAGGTAAAGGAGGTACGGATTTGCAATCTATAATTGAACTTTTCGAAAATGCTCAGCTAAGAATTATATCCAATAGAGGCAATTATAGATATACTAAGCGCAAGAAAGCCAAGCCAGAATTAATATGGGACGCGAAAAAATCCATCAATGGAACAATTGTTGAATGGAGTGTGCCGCTTCCCACGAAAGGAGATGTAGCATGAGTACCTTATATATCAAGGATTTTTCTAAATACCCCGGACCTAGGTATGAAAGATTGGGTGAAAACAGCGGAGAAAAATTTCGTGATAGCTTCCTAATTCCGGCTTTACTTGAAGATCATGATTTAATTGTCGATTTTGATGGTGTCTTTGGCTACGGTTCATCCTTTCTAGAGGAGGCTTTCGGAGGGCTAGTGAGGCAAGGAGTGAATAGAGATATACTGATCAACTTGAAAAAGAACCTTAAAAGTAAAGATAAATCAATCATTGACGAAGTTATCTCGTATATTGATGATGCACTGAAGGCGTCAATATGACAGAGCACAGCATGACACAAAGTTTGTGGGCCATGCCTGCCACAATAATAGCCATTACTGGCATAATACTAACAATGATCGGCTGGGTTGTTACAGCCTTACTAGCTAGGCGCAATAATGCTAAAAACCTAAAGCAGCTAGAAATTAACCGCCTAATAGATGAGCTTTTTTATAAGCTAGACTTCATATATAGTGAAATGCTAGAGCTATTGGAAGAAGAAAACAAAGATAAACGAGCCCTATATTATATATTTACATCATCCGTCCGGCACGTTGAGTTTATCTGCGAAAGAATAGAATTACTTGATAGTTCGAAAGTAAAAGATAATGGTCTTATTTCCGAATTGAGACAATCCTGCACCAATGACGCCAAGTACGAAAGAGACAAGGTTGGTTCAACTCTGCATGAAATACAAGGCGCATCTGAGAAAATCAAAAGCAAGTACCTAAAGTCTTTTTAATCTAGTCTAGTTGACATTATTTGACATCTCAAATAATGTCAACTTTTGAAAAAATACAATTAATTAATGCTACTAATCATACATAGGCACCCTTCAATAAACCCAATCGCTGACTGAAGTTCTTTTCTAATGGTGCCATCAGCGCACTTTCTTTTTCTGGCTATCGAGCGTAACGAAATACCAATCACAAAATGAGCTATAATTAACTCATACTCTTTATGTTGGTATTTTTTCAAGCAAGCTACGCATCCATCCAAGAGAATGCCCTCATCATCATCGCATTGGTGGCGCAGTTTCTTTGAATTCGGTAATAACCCTTTAAATCCGGCAGCTACGGGCTGCCAATCAACCCCACTATTTTCAGATGCTGCCCATGCCCCCCAAAGCTCTAACCTTGTTTGAATATCTCTCATACAAAAAATCTCCTGCGTTCCGCACAACGCACTAACCAAATACGCCAAGACCGAAAAGGCGGTCAAAGCACTGACGATGAAAATCTAATTGATAACCGTATTTTTGTTCCCACTTATGCGGATCCCTGTGCAATTCATCATGGTGACCACGGCATAAAGGGATGACATAAAAATCATGGGCTTTTGTACCCATTCCGCTCAATCCATACCCGACGATGTGATGTGCATCATCAGCAGGGTTGCCACACGCACAGCAAGGCAGCTTTTTAATAATTTGAAGCAGGTTTTTATTTTCCCATCGATACCGCTTAGGATTTTTTAAATACAGCGCTGGTGGATCCGCATCTACCTGCAGCGGTAATAACGCCTTAGTTTTCTCTATAGCTATTTCACTCGGCGTATAGATAGGACCATCATGTGACGGAGTAATGCCAATACCTAAAAGTCGCTTTAATATTTCATCAGGTAATAAATGCGAAATTTGATGCTGAACAGTCCATGTGAACAGGTCACCAAGTGATAACTGGGTATCTTTCGAATAACACAGACCCTCATTGACTGCCCACAACATGTTTTGATAGTAATTATCCTTCGCTATTGATGCCGTATTATAAAGCGTGGGATTTTCACGTAATTGATTGTCATGTGACCAACATGTACGAATATAATGATTACCGATCTTCGTTATTGTTAGCTCATGATGATGATAGTCATCATTATCGTCATGAATTTGGCAGTAATTAACGTTCTGTTTAAGACGGCCTTTTAATGCCTCAATTCCACCAGCTTTAGCAAATACATCTCTATTTCTAAAAAATGGGAGTAATCGCTTATCATCAAGTAAAGCTTGTCTGTGTGTGACCTTGCCTGATTTGTTCGATTCACTCGGAGCGGGCGTTATCTGCATTAAGCCTTTGAAGTCAGCTAATTGATTTACACCAGGCTTAAACATCACAATTCCCATATCAGGCACAATAGTAGCAGGGAGGATCCAGCCGTTTGTCATGCAACCTCCCCGTTGTAGTGATTTATTGTGATTTCAAAGCGCCCACCCTTCACGACCTCACACCATCTCATATCAACATGTTTGACCTGATCATCATCTTTCCACACCTTTGCATGTGTTAAAGCATCGAATGGAGCTTTCAGGTAGTTATCAATGTCTCTTCTATGCCGTGTGGGCGGGTACATTTTCACAATAACTGAAACATCGCCCACAATAGCAATTGGCTTTTTTCTTAGCTGCTCATATACTGCCGCTATTGCATTAGCGCGGAACTTGCGCCCCTTTTCACTAATGATCATAGTGCCGCGAACAGTTCGCCAACAGGCATTCACGCTAGGAGGGAAAGGTAATATGAAACTTAAAGATCTAGGCATCGTTACCCCCTTCTTTTTTTACCATCCGTTTTTTAATTAATTTAGGGCCATAAATTGCGGCGGGTATAAACACATAAACAAAGAACGCAGCAATAACGACGCAAACAGGGAAGTAAACTAATTCAAAAGAGACTTGGCTCCATCCAACAAAGACTATTAGCCAAAATATTAACTGAGTATCTTTTATGTAACTCATGCTCTCACCCCTGCTAGTAGTTGATCTAAGTGTTTTAAATGCATACACCCCATGCCTGTGACATTGGCTTTTTTGACTACTTTTAACTCACACGCAAAGTCCTCTCTATCTTTCTTTTGATCCTCAGGCGGTGCGATTAGCTCCTGCTGCTCATTGATGGTGTTTATTTCTTGGATTTCCACATCCGGCAACAATTGCACTGTTTCTTTTATTTGTCCTAAATTAACAACCGGCTCCACAACAAACCCCCTAACCTTTCTAAGTTGTGAAATAGCGTTATCGCATACCGTGTAATGACTAACTAAGTTGCCTTTTCCTTGTATTTTGTACTTTCCAACGAGCTTTATTGCTTTAGCTTCCAGTAGTCTGTCTATTGCTGTATGTGCTTCCCTTTTTGTTAAAGTAGTTAGCTTATGAACATGACTAACAGTGAAAGTGTCTCTGTCGCGTACAGATGTAATGACTTGCACACTACGTAAATAAATTGCTGCATGCATTTTTCTCACGCTACTGCCTCCATCTTTTTAGCTAACCACTGTGCCTGCTCTATAAATGCCTTGCCGCGCTGTTCTAGTTCTTCTCTACTGATATAATCAAATGCTTTTCCATTCCATGTTTTATCGAAAACAACAATTGCCCCAGCAAAAAACGCACCGGTTGGTTTTTGTTTTTCATCTGCAGGGATAAACCACTTCGGAACGTCAAAACCGATACGCCCACGGATAAAACAAATGTGGTCTGCATTTTCTGGCCACCACACCTCACTTGTTGCTGCTTTCAATAAAAATACATAGCGACCACCCAGATCTCGCATTGCTGAAGCATGAGACATAATGTGACGAACACCTGTGATTGCCTGTTTTTCGTGATATGAGCTACGGGAGTACGGAGGATTACCAAAAGCAACCCCGCCAATTTCCTTTAGCTTTTCCGACCAGTCTTGAGTCAACGCATTATCTTCTGCAGTGTAGAAATGAGGACATTTGCTGTTTTCCCCATCGGTGAATAGATCTAAATTAAATGGGCCATATAAAGAATTAATACCCCAATAGATATCTTCTGGCGTTTTCCACTGGTCCCCAATTTCTTTCAGCTCATGAGCTGATTTTGCTTTGAGTTCATTAAGTTTTGCAACGTATTCGCTCATCAGATAGCACCCCGCTGCTGGTGGGGCATAGCAAACAACTTAATGCGCTCATAACGTTGTTGAATGCTGAAATATTCAATGTATTTGTTTAAGTGGGGATGCTTGCGGCACATGACTAAATATTTGTAATTTTCGACCCAGTTCAATCTTAATTCGCGCAAGATCCACCATCGGCGCAATTGGTGCAACATAGCTACTAGACCGAATACGTTAGCACCGTAAATTTCTTTAGATTCACTGTGCATTATGCTGTTGCCTCCTGTGCTGCTTGTTCTGTTGCTTGCTTCCAGATACTGATCCACGTTTGACGGCCTTGGAATTCTTTCATCGTGCGAATACCTGTTTTTCCAGCCAGTGCTGCGGCTATCTCCTCGATGCGACCCTGCGGTTTTGAACGCGAGCCAATGATCCGTGTAAATGCTTCATCACGCGCAACCGTATCTACATGAACAACCACTTCACCAGGCTTAAGCCATTTCCCGTTAACACATGCAGGACGCCCTGCTTCATGCCATTTCTGTGCTTTTTCAAAGTATTCCATGCAGTTTTCGGGGCTAAATAGCGTTTTCGGGCGTAGGTAATCACTCATTTTTGAATCATTCAGCCACTTGGCTGTGATGTAATCAGTCACCAAAATCAAATCATCTTTGGTGTAATTTTCAGCTAGACGGGCTCTGATATGGCCCATGGTGGTTTTCCCATCCCGATAACTTGAATTAGTGACCTTGTTAAAATGATTTAAAACAATTTGCGCATGGTCGGGCTCAGCATGAGCCTGACAAAAAGAGTTACTCTCTGTTGTAATCTCTTGTGTATTCTCTGTAGTACTCTCTGTAAGATCAGGGCAATTTGATCTGTTCGATGAGGTCATTTTGGTACCGTTCGAACGTTTCATTTTGCGCTTATCGATAAGGTCATTTTGACCTGTTCGAGAAGCTTCGGCTGAACTGTTCGATGAGTTCAATTTGACCTCATCGGATAGCAACGCATGCTCATAATTTATAGAGTAATAATTTGTACGGTCATGAGTACGTTTATTAATTTGCTCAATATTTAATACGCCCAATTTTTTTAAATTGTTAAATGCGCGCTTAATTGTGGATTCAGAAAAATACGGGAATTGTTCACGCCATTCTTCAATGGTGTTATAAACCCAGCGCCTACCGTCATGATCAACACCTGACGAGGTTTCAGATAGCCAATATTGAACTTGCTGAAGCAATAAAGCCTCATTCAAGCCCAAACGTACCGCCAATTCAGGTATAACAATTTGTGGGCGCGTTTTAAGTAGTAACAAGCTGCTCATTCCATCACCCTTGTGAATTCGGCTTTAAATTTATACAAAGGGGCGAAGCATTCATGTTCGTAATCGTCACGCAAGAATATGACCCACTGCTTGACTCGGTCATAACGTATGACGCGAACGCGAACACCCCGCTTATCCAGATAAATGCGATTGAGATTATTAGCATCTTCATTGGACATGATCCCCTCTCCCACTGCGGAAATAAAAACTAGCCCAGCTATCTTTCAGGTTTTTGTTATCTACCAATTGCTGTCTTGTCTGGTAGTTGCCCGACTCGTCGGCTGAGGTTATGATCTCTACATATTGAAACGGACCACATTTCGATACTGGTAAGCAGCGGAATTGCTTTTTAGGTTGAAATTGGTTTAAACTGCTCATGCTAATTACTCCACACTAAAGTTGTTAGCGTTCTCGACACCTCGGACCGCATATCTGAGGCGTCAACCTTTCTAGCTATGCTCATCATCGTTTAATCCCATAAACCGTTTTTAATGACTCAATAAACCCTGCAGCGTACCCAAACACCTTTGCCAACTTGCGATCTATTGCCTTAATTTCCTCGTCAGTAAGAACACCATCAGAAATACTGTTTTGAATCAGTACAGATAACGCACCTTGCATAGCGCCAAGATTCATGCGTATTTCAAAGAGTTCCACTGCATCTAAGTTTTCTGGCTCTACTTTTGTTGCTGGTACAATTGAGTGTCGTTCCATGTGATAGGCCACCAGCAATTGAGTGCCTGATAACTCTTCTATGGCTTCAAGCTCATCGTGTTCAAAGAAGCGACAGCCATTTTTTTCATACAACTTATTGTTGAAAGTTGTTTCAGAAATACCCAATGCGCCCGACATTGCGGAACGCCCACCGGGGTATGCTCTGCACATCTCTTTCACAACTTCTTTTAGTGTTTGTTTGCACATATCTACAATTCCGTTGTTTTGTTTGTAGTTAACTCAGTTAGTTAGATTTGCTACTGTTTTGGTAGAGCTGAGGATTGAATTTCAATTTTCCTTTTGTGATTTTTTCAATTTGATAAGCTCGACCTTGAGGAATTATTTCACCCCACCCACTTACAGATGGGTGCTTGATTCCTAAAGCTTTAGCTGTGTTGCATGAACCGCCGAAGTAAGAGATAACATCACTTTTTTTCATTTTGAGGCCTCATAATGTACTGTTCAACCCATAATGTAGGATATCCAACATTACAATGTCAAGAAACTTACAATGATAAGTGGTAGGCTATCCTACATGAGCATGGGAGATAGAATTCGCGAAAGGCGAAAAGAACTAAAATTAACTCAAGAAGCACTGGCTAAAATCGCTGGTGTGAATCGTGTCACCGTTACTGGATGGGAGAAAGATGATTACCAACCGAACGGAGCCAACCTTCAGGCGCTAGCGGAAGCTCTAAAGTGCAATCCTATCTGGTTAGTTGAAGGGACTGGAAGCTGCAATACCCCATATACAAGAGGCTTGTCGGTGTCTGTTCGTGAGCTGCCCGTGTTGTCTTGGGTGCAAGCTGGAACTTGGACTGATACTGATTCAGGGGTTTGCCTTGATGATGTTAACGAATATATAACAACCACCCTCAGCCTCTCTAGTGGTGCTTTCGCTTTGCGTGTAAATGGCTCTTCAATGACAACAATTGTTAAGGACGCCTCCATCCCAGATGGCTCAATAGTTATCGTTGAACCTGATTTAACACGATTTTCATCTATAAATGGGAAAATTGTTGTTGCTTATATTCATGGCGGAACAGAAGCAACATTAAAAAAATTCGTAGAAGACTGGCCAAACAGATACCTCATCCCTTTAAATCCTTTCTATAAGACAATAGATTTCGATGAGAACTGCAGAATTGTAGGCGTCGTCAAGCAAGTTTTAATTGATTTTTAACTCTCATTGCTACCGCCTCCCCCATTGGTAGCTCCTTACATTCCCCCTCATTACTACCCCCTCAAAAAATAAATGTAAGTTTTCCTACATTTTATCTTGACACATTAATGTCGGATATCCTACATTAAATACATCAAAGCAATGGAGAGAAGCTTATGCAAACCAATTCAAATGAACCAATCGTTACTTTCAGTGTACCAATGTCGCAGGATGATGTGCGCGAGTGGATCCTCACAAAAGCTAAGCAGATTAACAACCTGCAAAAACTGCGCGAAGAACGTGACAACCTGCAATCTAAACTCGAAAAGCTCGACGAAGAAATTGCAGAGTGCTTGGATATGTGTGCGGTTACTGTTAGTGCTTAACTAAATTTTAAATGTGTGAGGTATTAGGTATGTGTGGAGTAATTGGCGAGCCGAGAACAATCAGGATCTACGCAATTGTTTTCCATAAGAATGCATTTACGCTATCAACCGACGATCATGATGATTTCTGGCTTGAGCTTCACCCAATGGTCGGTTGGGTTAAATTTAATAAATTGCGTAACGATAGTGAATTTACTAAGAATGGAGCGCTGTTTGTAGCCAGTGAATTGCGTTCGGCATCTGATTCAACCCCTTGCCCAGTAGTTCAAGCACGAGGTGTTTTGTGGCGTCAGCGGGAAGCTCTTTTAAGCGCTGCAAATACCCTTTCCTTTCTTCTGGGTCAGAAACATTCTGATTAATGAAATCACGTAGGGTTGATAGAGTGTCATTGTGTAATTTTATAGTAACAACTTTTAGAGAGGCTGAAATACTACCTTCTTCTGTAATTAAGTTAATGCCTTCATTGGTAATGCGGATTAACTCAATTGCTGGATATGGACCACTGCCAACAAATTCGACGCCACCTACGATTAGACCTTCCTCTTCTAGGTAGGCAATATTGGCGCAAAGTTTGTCTTCATCCATATCACGTAAATGCTGAGGAATATTATTTTCATCAATTTCTCTTGGGTAATCATTGGCAGCAAGAAGAAGTAGTTCTAATTGTAAATCTCTATCAAATTTTGACATTTTAAATTCTCTTGGTTGTGTAGGGCTTCCAAGAATACCACAGCCGCCTGATGTGGCTAAATAATCAGGCAACCTTTTAACTGTGTGGGGTAATAGAGAGGGATGAAATGCTTATTTTAACTCGAAGGGTCGGTGAGGTTCTTAATATTGGTGATGATATTACGGTTACTGTTTTAGGTGTTAAAGGTAATCAAGTACGGATGGGGATCAATGCACCAAAAGAAGTTGAAGTTCATCGAGAAGAAATCTATTTAAGAATACAAGCAGAGAAAAAGAACGAAATTACTAACTAATTGCCATTGCTCGCTTTGGCGGTGACAGGCCGCCACTTTTTTTTACTCAATACATAAGGCCACTGGCGTATAGTCAGTTCACACACACTAGGTAAGTTAATTAATTATTGTCAGTGGTCTTATTTATCGTGTGGAGTTAATTTAATGAGGGATGTCTCATGAGTGTTTTTAATGTTAAAAACTTAGTTATATATCGTTTAACTCGTGATATTGATTTTAATAATCTCGAAGAACAGTTATTACCTTTAAAATATGAACCTTGCGGTTCACTTGATATGTCTCAATTTGGTTTTATTCCTCCCCTAGGGATCGGTAAGTCTGAGTGTTTAACTCATCAAGTAAATGACCAGATGCTTATTTCTCTTTATAAAGAAGAGAAAATAATTCCGGCGCAAGTTATTAAAGATGAAACTCAAAAGAAGGTTAGTAAATTAGAGCTAGACCAAGGTCGCAAGCTCAAGAAGACTGAACGCGACTCAATTAGAGATGAAGTTGTACATGAGTTATTACCTCGTGCATTCTCTAAATATACGCGGTTTGATGTGTGGATTAATATTACTGATGGATTTATTGCTGCGCTAGTATCGTCACCTCGTCGAGCAGAGGACTGCTTCGCCCTGCTGCGTAAGGCATTAGGCTCCCTGCCAGTAGTACCGTTAACAACGAAAGACCCTATTGAATTAACGCTAACAGAATGGGTTAGAAGCGGTCAATTACCAAAAGGCTTTGTTTTTGGCGAGCAATCAGAAATGAAAGCTATCCTTGAAGAAGGTGGAATTGCTAAATATACAAAACAAGACTTAATTTCTGATGAAATTCAAACGAATATTGAAGCGGGTAAATTAGTCACTAAATTATCATTAGGTTATGAAGGTAGAACTACTTTCTGTATTGATGATAGTTTTGTTTTATCTAAGCTTAAATTTGATGCTGTATTTTTAGAAAAAAATGATGATATTGGAATGGAAGACTATAACCAACGCTTTGATGCTGATTTCTTCTTAATTATTTCAGAATTAAATATTTTAATAAAAGCATTAATTGATTCACTTGGCGGAGAAGCCAAGCTTTAAATTATTTAGCCAACACCAAGGAATTTAATTCTCTTTATTAAGAGACGGACTTTTATTATCTAAATCTGTGTGGAGTATTAATTATGCATATTAATCAAATTGATTTAATTGCTGCGATATCAAGCGAAATTGAAAAACAAATACCCGGCATACCTGCTGAACCTCGTTATATGAATGCCATTATTAAGGCCGCGAATTTGGTTTGTGACGAATTCAAAAAGCCGTTTGTTAAAGCTTCTGAAGGTATGGGGCTTGCTGCTTGGCTTGCTAGTGATTATGTAGGGGCGAGCTCAAAATATATGGCTTCCGTTCTTTCTGGTCAATTTAGCGCTCCACATCATTACCCTTTGGATGGTACTGATTTAGGTCGCTGCATTCGATTACTAGAAGCCGTACCTGAACTAGCAAGCCAATTACATAAAATGAAAGCATGTTCCCCTCAGTGGTCTGCTGTTATTGATAATTGGGATAAATGGAAGGTTCTTTACGACGCCGGTGAAGGTAAAAAGCTTTATCTAGAAATGAAATCAACTTACAAGTCATTAAGGGATTAACATGAAAGAGCGCGGAATTATTTTTAACTCAGAAATGGTACGCGCCATCCTTGATGGCCGTAAAACTCAAACACGCAGAATCATGAAGCCGCAGCCAAAAACAAATGAAAACGGTGGCTTATCGTGGCCTAGTAATATATGTCAGTCCATGATTAATATCAAAGATATGATGCAGGATAACGAAGGGATATGGGCTGGCATTGCTGGAATAGCCTGTCCACACGGTGGAGTTGGCGATCGCCTTTGGGTTCGTGAAACATTTAAAGCAGGGTTATGCACTAAATCAACAATTGCATACAAAGCTACGCATAAACCCTCTGATTTAGAAGAAGGATGGCTTGAGGAAATTAAGTGGACCCCATCTATCCACATGCCGCGCTGGGCTTCACGTATCACACTAGAAATTACTGATGTTCGAGTAGAGCGCTTGCAAGCAGCTAGCGACGATGATTTTAAAGCCGAGGGATACCCGCTGGAAAGGGCGTTAACTGGCGGTAGTACTGATGCGTTTTGTTGGTTTCGTCACTTATGGGATTCAGTTAGTAAACCTGACTGTAATTTTGAAAGTAATCCGTGGGTATGGGTTATTGAGTTTAAGCGAGTGTGATTATGAATAATATAAAGCACCCAGTTATTCGCTACCATGGCGGCAAGTTTCGGCTTGCCTCTTGGGTGATAGGCCACTTTCCTGATCATCGTTGTTATGTTGAGCCTTTCGGTGGTGCTGCATCGGTTCTTTTACGCAAACCTCGCTCGGAAGCTGAAGTTTATAACGATTTAGATGATGAAATAGTAAATCTGTTTCGCGTTCTACGTGATAAAGACCAAGCTGAGAAACTTATCGATGCTTGCTTATTAACGCCCTATTCACGCACCGAGTTTAATTGTGCTTATGATGATTCAGATTGTCCTATTGAACGAGCACGCAAAACAATTGTGCGTGCCACTATGGGTTTTGGTAGTGCCGGTGCAACAAAAGGCAAAACAGGTTTTAGATTAGACACTAAACGTAATTCAGCGACAGCGCAAAAAATATGGACACGGGCACCAGAAAACCTACTCGCTGTAGTGGATAGATTACAAGGGGTATTAATTGAAAACCGTGACGCTGTTCAGTGCATGAAAGACCATGATACCACCAGCACATTGCATTTTATCGATCCACCCTATTTACATGAAACAAGGAGCATGAGAAGCGAAACATATCGGTACGAAATGGATGAATATGGACACCAGCAATTAATAACCGTCGCTGGCCAGCTTTCAGGAAAAGTTATTATTTGTGGTTATGACAACGATCTATATAACAGCCAACTCTCGAGCTGGCGAAAAGAAGCAAAGACAACAGCAGCAAATGGACACGCAGGTTCTGTAAAACGTACCGAATGTCTGTGGCTAAACTTTTAAGGTGAAATTTAATGAAATATAAACACTTAATGTTAGATCTGGAAACTATGAGCAACAAAAGTAATGCGGCTATTGTCTCGATTGGTGCAGTAGCTTTTGAGCCGTCAACGGGTGAATTAGGTCCCGAGTTCTATTTGACTGTTGATCTGGTTAGTTGCGAAAAGCTCGGCATGCATATTGATGCTGATACAGTGCTGTGGTGGATGAGGCAAAGTAGTGAAGCTAGAGCTGCTATTGTTGATGAGGATGCTGGAACCATTCAATCAGCATTACTCGCCCTATCCGCTTTCGCTGAAGAACATTTAACTGACAATGTATGTGTATGGGGTAACGGTAGCGATTTTGACAATGTTGTCCTAGCTAGTGCTTATGCTGCATGTGATTTTAATCCGTTCTGGAAATTCTGGAATAATCGAGATGTTCGCACGATTGTAGAGCTTGGTCGTAGTGCTGGTATTGATCCTAAGCGGACATTAGCCTTTGAGGGTGAGCAACACAATGCTTTGGCTGATGCAATTCATCAAGCTAAGTATGTGTCTATTATCCACCAGCATTTAATTAAACCAGTTAACGACGATATTTAAATCTGTATGCGGCAGATGTGTGGAGGTATTTACTGTGACACGTACAAAAACATTGAAAACTTGGGCTCAGGAAGAATTTGAAGCGCCCGTGCCTAGTTATCAAACATTAATACGTTACGCAAAAAACGGCATGATATCACCCCAGCCATTTAAAGCTGGCCGTTGTTGGCGAGTCGACACAAATGCAAGATTTATTGGAATGAATAGCAAACCGACAATCAAGCAAAATGACGATCCGCGATTACTGAGGATATTAGAGGATGGCTCGTCCACGTAAATACAATATCAACATACCGGGCTTATCTTGCTACATTGACGCCAGAACAAAGAAAGTGTACTGGCGTTATAAGCACCCTATCACTGGCAAGTTTCACGGGCTAGGCACAGATGAAAGCGCAGCAAAAGCAATTGCGATTGAAGCAAACTCTCGGTTAGCTGAAGCAAAAATGAACCAGTTAATTAAAGCCAAGGATGAAATTAGCCGAAAGCTAAAAAAAGGGATTACGGTCCATACATGGCTAAATCAGTTTTTAAAAATACAAAAAGAACGCATGGAATATGGCGAAATAAAGCTCAATACATATAAACAAAAAATAGCGCCAGTTGAAGCTTTTCGCCAAGCATGTGGTAACCAAATTATTTCAGAAATAGATGTTAGAGACATAGCATCCATCGTTGATGAATACAAAGAGCGTGGGCAAACAAGAATGGCCCAAGTCGTTAGAATGGTTTTAGTCGATGTATTTAAAGAAGCGCAACATGCCGGCGAAGTTCCACCAGGATACAACCCCGCACAAGCAACAAAGTTGCCAATGAATAGAATTAAGCGCCAGCGATTAGACTTTGATGAATGGCTGGTGATCTTTAATGAGGCTGAAAAAACGCAACGTTATTTGCAAAATGCAATGCTATTAGCGGTCATAACTGGCCAGCGTTTGGGTGATATTGCAAAAATGAGGTTTGATGATGTCTGGGATGACCATTTACATATTATTCAAGAAAAAACAGGCTCTAAAATTGCAATTCCCCTCTCATTACATTGTGAAAAATTGGGATACTCATTAAGAGATGTTATTGCTCGATGCCGGGATCTAATCGTTAGCCCTTATATACTTCATTATCACCACACGACCTCACAGGCTAAACGTGGCGGACAAGTTTCAAGTAATGCAATCACAACATTATTTCAGAGAATTAGGGATCAGACTGATTTGAAGTGGGAAGATGGAACCCCGCCAAGTTTTCATGAACAACGTTCTTTATCGGAAAGGTTATATAGAGATCAAGGCATCGATACTAAAACATTATTGGGACATAAGAGCCAAGCAATGACCGATAAATATCATGACGACAGAGGAAAGAATTGGCAGGTTTTAGCTATAAAATAA